AAGATTGCAGTTGCTGCAAAAGATGAAGAGGCAGTAAAAAGAAAAAGAAAAGGAACTACACATAAAAAAGCAAATAGAAAATTTGGTATGCCAAAACTTGCAGAGGTTATCGGGTGCTCTACAAAAACAATCGCAACAATATTTAGTTGGATTGGTGTACAGGAAGCAACAAGTGAAGAAGCAAAACAATCTATCGGACAGATAATAGAATATGGTAGTGATAGATATTTTGTAAAGATAAACGCTGTAGTACAAGGTGAGGCTGTTGAAAAAACAATAACAGTTGATGGACCTACACTTAGAAATAAAAAATTATTTTATGATTCTGTAATTAGCAAAGCATCTGTTTGGATTCCGGAAATGAAAGCTACAGACTTTGAAGAAATCATGCGTAGAAAGTATGAGGCACGAGAGAAATCAAAAGACTATGTTGAAGATGCAGAAGAAGATTTAAGATTTGTAAAACATTTTAAGAATTATATTTCAGAAGAAAAAGCATACACAAATAAAAAAGAATTAGCGAACTTTGGATTACCATATTTTAACGCAGCAAGAAATATTTTAGAATTTAATTTAGATAAGTTTGAAGATTATTTACACAGACAAAAAGTAAATCTACCAAGAGTAGATCTTGTTATAAAATGTCAGACTATACTTAGAGCTAAAAAGAATCACGGTAAGTTTGAAAATAAATCTTGTGTATCATGGCGTATGGTAAATCAAACTGTAGATGTAGATGATCTAATTGTTGAGGGTGAGTATAAGGAGATAGCAGATGAGTAAGCTTAGATTTATGGTAGGTCCACCAGGTACAGGTAAAACTTCAAAATTTATAACTGGTAAATATATAGAGTTTTTAAATAAGTTTGATTATAAAAAGATAATTGTTTTATCACACACAAATGTTGCAGCTGATGAAATAAAAGATGAGATACTAAAATTACAAGAGATGCAGGGTGTAACCAAAAAAGCTTTAAAAGATAATATTTGCACAATACATCATTACTGTAAACATAAAGCAACGATAGGAGAACAAGTTCTTGACTACGATGATTATAAAAATCTATGCAGAATAGATTCTATATTTCAAAGACACAAAGTTACACAATCACAATTTGATAACAGAGAACATGGGTATTTTAAATTTGTTAGAGAAGCCTATGGGTTTAATAGATCCCTAAAAGAACATTGGAAAAAGTCTGACAAAAAATACAATAGTTATTCGATAACAGACATAGAGACTATGTTGAAGATTGTAGATGATTACAATAAACAAAATGGTAAATTAGATTTTCATGACATGATAAAAAGATTTATTGATAAGGCAGTTGAGCCTGACATAGATGCTTTGATAGTTGATGAGGCACAAGACAGTAATAAAACACAGAAGATAGCATTAGATAAGATTGCAACCAATGCAAAAGAGTATTGGTTTGTAGGTGATCCTGATCAAACAATATTTGAATGGGCAGGTGCAGATGCACACGAGTTTTATAAACTATCACAAGGTGCAGAAGAATTAGAACAAGGACATAGATGTAGTAAAACCATAAATGCTTTGTGTAAAAGAATAATAGCTCCAATATGGGATTACTATAAGACTCACAGAGTCTGGAAATCAACAGTTTACAGTGGCAATCATTATCATTTGCCAAACTTAATAAATAAATGTAGCGCTGTAGAAGAGTTGTTAAAAAAAATACGTAATACTAATCAAACATTCTTATTTACCTATCGTCAAAAACCATCAGATACATGGTTAAAAAATTTTTTCAGACAACATGGAATAGAGTTTGCACACGTAGGAAACACGGCCCATGTACCAAAAAAAGAATTAAGATGTCATAAGATGTGGCCAGACTTTTGTAAGGGTACACCAATGTCACTTAGACAGATAAAAGATTTTTGGAGTTATATGGGTAGCAAAGTAATATTTCATGGCAGAGGAGATGAGACTTTTGAAGAGTGGGTAGATAGAGAATACACAATAGATTATTTAATTTATCATAAATATTTAAAAAAAAATGCAGCACAAGAAAAAGATTTTGCATTAATTAGAACTAAAACAGAGGCTGAAAGAATTATGTATATAAAAAAAATATTAGAAAAAGGTTTTGATTTGAATGGAGATGTAAGAGTTAAATACGCTAACATACACACAGTAAAAGGTTTAACATTTGATAACGTAATTGTAGACGAAACAAGATTTCGTCCTGAAGATTATTTTAGTCAATTAAGATTAAAATATGTAGCCTACAGTCGTGGAAAGTATGACTGTTGGACAATAGCATCACAAGATAAATACACGTTAGGAGTAAGATGACAGATAAAAGTATATTTAAAGGAACAGGTTATGAGTCACTAGATAAGCAGGTAGGTGGGAAACATTACAAACAAATGAAAATCCAACCGGCAGAGTTTATAAATGAAAACAAATTGCTTTTTGCAGAAGGTAACGCTATAAAGTATATATGCAGGCACTCGTTCAAAGGGAAGGAAGAGGACATTAAGAAAGCAATACATTATTTAGAAATGATATTAGAGAGAGATTATAATGTGTAATACACCAGAAGATTTAGATCTAAAAGGTATAGATACAGTAGCAATTGATATTGAAACTTATGATCCTAATCTTAAAACAAAAGGTTTAGGAGCTATACGTGATGATGGTTTTATATGTGGTGTAGCTGTTGCAACAGATAATGATATTGCATATTTTCCTTTACGTCACTCTGATACCAATTTAGATGCTGAAAGAATTAGACAGATTTGGAAAGTTTTAAATGATAAAATTTTTCAGAATGAAAACATAACAAAAGTATTTCACAATGCAATGTATGACGTGTGTTGGATTAGATCAGTAACAGGTATAATGATGAAAGGTAGAATAGTTGATACTATGATTGCTGCATCTGTTATTGATGAGAATAGATTTAAATATTCACTAGACTCACTATCTAAAGATTATCTTGATGAAGGTAAATATAAATACGATCTACAACAAAAAACTTTAGAATGGTCTGGTGGTACAGTCAAGGACCCGATGACTAATATGCACAAACTACCTGAGTCAATAGTAAAAGAGTATGCCAAACAAGATGTAAACTTAACTTTAAAATTATGGAATTTATTTAATAAAAAAATAGACGAAGTATTATACACAAAAGAAGATGGAGAGCAAAAAACTTGTAGACAAATTTTTGAACTAGAAACAAAATTATTTTTATGTTTGGTTGAAATGAAATTCAAAGGTGTTAGAATAGATGTCGAAAAAGCTACGCTGTTTGGTAAGCATCTTAAAAAAAGAAGAGATCAAATCATAGACTCAATAGAAAACTTAACAGGTGTAAGAGTTGACATCTGGGCTGCAGCATCAATAAAAAATTTATTAGAGTATCTTGATATAAAAGATTACAAAGTAACTCCTAAATCAAAGATGCCACAACTTCCAAAAGATTATTTAAAGACACACAAGAATAAATATTTACGTATGATTGCAAAAGCAAGAGAGTATGACAAAGCGGTCAATACATTTATTGAAGGACTACTTGGATACGTTCATGAGGGTAGAATACATGCTGATATAAATCAAATAAGATCAGACTCTGGTGGCACAGTGACTGGTAGATTTTCAATGAGCAATCCAAACCTACAACAGATACCATCAAAGGGTTATATTGGTAAGAAGATGAGAGAGTTGTTCCTACCAGAAATAGGTCATAAATGGGGGTCATTTGACTATTCACAACAAGAACCACGTATTGTGGTGCATTACGCTATAAAACTGGGCCTACCAGGCACGGACAGCCTAAAAGAAGAATTTGATAGCGATGATGCTGATTTTCATCAAATCGTTGCTGACATGGCTAATATCTCCAGGAAACAGGCAAAAACAATTAACCTAGGTCTTTTCTATGGTATGGGTAAGATAAAACTACAGAAAGAATTAGGACTAGATCAGAGTAAAGCAAGAGCTTTGTTTAATGAATATCATAGCAGGGTACCCTTCGTTCGTCAGTTATCACAAGAACTAATACAATTTTCAAAAGAGAATAAATTATTATTTACATTGTACGATAGGTTTTGCAGGTTTGATAAGTGGGAGACAACAAATAAAGAATGGAACCCTGAGATAAATAGATTTAACGAGGTGCCATTGTACACAGAAG